ATCTAATGTGAGTTTGACCAAGGGTTCAGGCGCATCCGAGTTACAGATGTTACCCATATATCGAGGAACGTAGTTATGAGTATCCGCAAGCACTTGTGGTCTAGAATAGCCAAATAATTGTGCCATTCGACCAATACCAGTAGCAACCATAGAGGTAGCTTTGGCATAAGGTGCAAATACGGGTATCATACCCACGGCATTCGCAGCTCTTGCTATTGCAGAAGCTGGTTTGCTTATGAGTCCATCTGCTCTAAACTCATCGGTATTACTCATTTTGCGAGGAGATTTCTTCTTCTTTGAAGCCGCCTGTTCTACATAAGGTTTAGGGAACCCAAATTCATCCAAAGGACGATCTGTGGATCCAGCCTGAACCTGATCAGTAGTAGGTACAGCCAAAGTAAGATTTTCCACCCACGCAAAAACTGAGACGTTAATTGGGTCGAGACCACCGTTAGCATGTCTTAAATATTCAAAGTCATGTATGGTCAATTTTCCCATATAATTCTCCCAGTTCGTTTTCGTAATATCGAGGTAATTCTCGGGCCATATGAATGGGAGAAGCATTTCTCCTCCCTGTGAAGAAGTAGGATCTAATAAAATGTGTGGCTTTTGAGAAGCCTGTATTAGATCCTGATGGTATAAGCCCCTATTCGCAGAAACATTATCGTTAAACGTATAGGGATTGTAGGACATCATAGCCCTACCATAATAGAAACCATTTCCATTGAGCATAACCTTCACTCGAAGGTTGCATCGCAAGTTACGGAATCTATTTATTTTCTGCAGCACATCGAAATTGCTGAAGAAGTCTGACCAGGGATTAAATTGGAAAAACAAGTGTGTTAAACTCGCGGGAGTCCAAATAAATTCCCTGATTTTGACTGGACGACTTAAAAAGTCGCTGAGTGACGCGTCTCCGAAAGCAGCTAATTTAGTTGTTTCGTCTGCGTCAGCCTTAATCTCGTAAGACCAAGGCATGTCGGAGTCCACAAAGTGGACATTCTGTGTCTCTGAGAGTTTAGACACCTTAGATGTAGTAAAGCCAGGACCATCCTCACTACTGGTGTTTGTATTTGATTGATAATTTTCATTGTCAGTAAGCGAATTTGTCAAATACGGCAAGATGTACCGCTTAGTACATCAAGCGCAGCTATGTTTGCTGGGCTGACGAGACCTCCGGTAAATACCGGTATTCTAAGGGTAGAATGTCATCAAGTACAAAGCTGTTCACACTACACGTAAAAACATGCAAAACATATAATATGCAGTAACCATATATACAGGACTATTTTAAACTTATACCACGAATAGCTCCGGGGTTGGGTGAGTTTCAAGTCTTCCCAGGACAGTACGGGACTTACTCGTCCCATTCGTCTCCAGCTGTAGACACAAATGTTGTTTCATCAATAGGGGCATCTTCACCATCGTTAAGTAAATACTTTTCACGAAAATGGGCAAGACGATCACTATATGTTTGTTTCAACATAGGAATCTTATCTTGGAGATCATGACGGCGAGCAATTTCGTTCATTTGCTCCCGTCGGTTTTCATAGACTTCACGTCCATGTTGCCACCACTCACGCAAGGCGCCATCAATATTCGAAACACAAATATCCTCCAAAGAGGAAACCTTAGGTTCCATTGCACTGTGAAGAGACTTCCAGATAGAAGTCTCATCCAAAGCGCCATGTAACAAACCAGTGTCTTCATTAAAAATGTTGTGACGTTTAATAAAATCTGCTGAGTGATCAGACATGTACATCGTAGGCTCTGACTCCTTGTCAGGCATGGTAAAAACCATATCTCGCTCCTTCAAAAATTGAGCATAAGAAATATGATTAAACCAATCAAAACCTTTGCGTACAGACCCTTTTACGTCATCGCCATAAGTCATAATGGCAACAACATCCCGGAAGGGCGGAGGCCGGGTTGCTTGTGTAGGCCACAAATGGTAATAAGCACAGCGCATTAGCAATGAATTAACAATACAATTAATATACACTGTCAAATTTTGTCCAGAAGGGTTTGATCCCTTATGGATAATCAAATCACCATTGTAAGCCACACAGGAATATGCTATTTCCGTAGCAATTCCTCTCATGACCGTAAGGTCATCTGCCGAGTATTTTCCACATTTCTCGGCTATTTCGATCAGTGCCGCAAAAGCTGCATTGATCAGTTGAGCGGGCATCCTCAAATCATATTTGTTGTAATCACCAGCAAGAATACGATCGATGCCAAACTTGCGCATAAATTTAGCTAACTGGTCCCATTCATGACCCTGAGCATTTACACCTACTGCACACTCTGAATCCAATAGAAACAGAGAAAGAATTCTAGCAATAGGTAAAAAATATTTACGCACAAGCATCTGCGTTGCCCAATCTGCAGCCTGAAATACACGAACCTTTTCCTTTGTTACAAGGGTAGGCTCGTCCTTAACACAAGCTTTAAAGATTGAGTAGCAGCGCTCTCCGGACAACAAAGTCTGTTCCATACGTTGCATTTCTTCAACGATCATAGGATCAGCCTTTGCAGGGCATTGGAAT